TTTAAGTGGTGAAGATGCAATACCACTTGCAAGAAAAGCAAAATTTGATGAAGAGATGGGTATAAAAAGTGTAGCACCAAGAGACTACAGCGTAGAAAAATTAGTATCTGATTTTAAAAAATTTGGTAAAGCAACTGACGATGATATTCAAATGATATTATCCTCTGGTAAGTCTAGTCAGATTCCATACGTCATGGACAACTATGGCATGAGTTATAAAGATGTGATTAGCACACTTAAATCGGGTAAACCTTTAATCGAGGGTCTAGCCTCAGGTGGACGTGCAGGATTTAAAGTTGGTAGTCCAAGCAAACGTGCGTTTTTAAAAGTCATGGGCGGTCTTGCTGCAACAATTGCTGCAATTAAATCTGGTTTGATTGGAACAGGTGGAAAAGAAACGACTAAACAAGTTGTAAAAGAAACAGCCAAAGATGTAGCTAACGCACCACCAAAATATTTTTTTGATCTTGCAAATAAAATTAAACTTCTTGGTAAAGAGTCAAAAGTAAAACCTTCAGAGAGAGTAAATGAATATTCTTACACAGGTAAAAACGGTGATGAGTATGTGATGACTGAAGACATATCAACTGGTGATATACAAATTACAAAAGATAAAACAGGAGTGGGGAGCTCTGGTGAAAAAACTTTTGATGTTATAGAAGATAAAAGTGTCATGAACTACAAAGCGCCTAGAAAAGATGCTGATCCAGATACACAAACAATTTTAGACGAGGGTGCCGAGTATGATGAATTTCAAGTGACCTTTGATGCAGAGGGTAGTATGGCAGATGGTGATGTCATTCAAGATAGTATTAAAAAAGAAATCATAGAAGAAGCGGCAGATATTCCTATCAAACAAAAAATTAAAAGAGCCGGCGGTGGTGTTGCTTACATGTTAGGAGAGTAATGAAAAATTTTAAAATCATAGAGCTTATGGAACTCTTTGACGAAGGCGAAGTAACCACAGCAGATCAAATGGATAGACCTCAGAAAGCATTAGACAGAGAAATGTTTCAAGATGCAAGTGAAAGGTTTAATCAAGCTCAAGGTGGTCGAACTGGTTATAAACTAGCAGGAGAAGTCAAAGATGGAAAAGAACTCCCTAAAAATATAAGATTAACTGCCCCTGGTGGTAAATTTAGATTTGATACTCAAGCTGGTGGAAAAAATTTTACAAAAATTTTTTCTAAAGATACAGATTTAGAAGATGTAATAAAATTTAGAAATAAAAAACTTAAAGAATTTGGAATTGAAGAAGGTAAATTTAAAAAATCTGCTAACCCTGAGAGAGGTAAATATGTGGGTGTTAAAGGTCAAAAACATATAAAGTTTAATGGTGTTACTTATCAAGTCTCAGTTCAAAGAATGAAAGATGGAAAGATGATTACTGAAAAACCTTTTTATACATCAGATTTAGATGAAGCAATAAAAGTTAGAGATGAAAGAGTTTTAAAATCTCCACCTAAAGTAGAAAAAGGTGTTGTTAAACCTGATCGAAAAAAAATACAAGAAAAAATAGGTAGAAGAAGATTTATTCAAAAAACAAAAGAAGGTAGAACAAACATAGCGTATAAACCTCCAAAGGGTTATCAAGTTCATCATTTGCTTCCTCTTTCAATAGCTAGTCCTGATACTAAAACAAGAGATTTAGCTGTTATTGATGCTCAAATGAATAAAGAGATGGCACAATTTGACAAACCAATTAAAGATTTAACTGAGGAAGCTTTTACTTTAGATTTTAATGGAGATAGAAAAAATGCTTTAAAAAGATTAAATGAAATAAATAAAGAATTAAACGGCATTGTTAAAAAAGCAGTTAAAAAATTAGGACCGGAATATAAAGGTTTAATTGGTTTTAATGAAATCATACCAGTTTTTGATAGTAATGGAGTTGCAGTAGATATTAATTTTAAACCTGTTGGTGTAGATTTTACAAAAAGTATTGCAAAAAACATAAATGTTCCTGAGAAAGTAAAAAATGTTTCAACACCAGAATTAAAAAAATTAGTTTCTGAAGCTCCTACAACAGAAGTTGAAAAACTTTTAGCATCTTTTTCTGCTAATCCTAAATGTAGAGCGAGTTTTGGCAAAAAAGATGGCGGTAGAATAAATTATGCAAAAGGGCCAGCAGGTCTTTCAGAATGTGCAATAAGTGGTAGAAATAGATTAGAGAAAGTAATTAAGGGAGGTGTGCAACTTGGTAATCAAGAAGGAATTCTTGCAAAACAAATTTTAAGAGCAGGTAGATCACTTGGTAGTGCTTTTACATTAAGCGGTTTGTTTGGCCCTGCTGCAATAGCCTTTACCGCTGCGGCTGAGGCAGGTATTGTTGGTTATGATATGCTAACGACAGGTAAAACTTTTAAAGAAACTATAGGTGATAGTTTATTTAATTATGCACTTGGAGAAAAAACAAAAATAGATCCAAACAAAGAGTTGTTTAAAAGATTTGGTAGAAAAGATGAGCAAGGTAATTTTTTAATTAAAGGTATGACAGATGATAAACTTTTAAACATAGCAAAAGTTTTTGATCAAAGTAATCAACTAAATACTATTTTAAAACAACAAATGAAAATCACTGATCTAGATAAATTAGTTACAGCAGAAAGGGCTCAACCAAAAAATCAGTTTGTTGGTCCTGATGATCAGATGTTACAAGCAGATGATGCCATGAGACGAGAGCAAGAATTAAAAGATGCTAAAAAAGAATTAGAAAATATACTTATAGGTTACAGAAGTAAACCACCTGTTGGGCTTAGTAAAGAAGATACTATACTAGCAGATATAGCTTCAGGAGCCTTTGAACAAAATCAAAAAGATTTAGCAGATGCAATAAAAGCAGCAGACATACAAAAATTAGAATCATCGGGTCCAGTATTTATGGGTAAATTATTCCCTAAATTTGAAAAGAGCAGACAAGCAGATTTATTAGATTTAAAATCTAGTATTAATCCAGCTTCTAAATTTGCAATTGAATCGTATGAAAACCCTAATTCAACTTCATTTACACCAATGAGGCCTTTTGGTTTAGCTGGTGGTGGTATTGCTAAATTAGCTGGTATAGATGAAGGCCCACAAACAGAAACATTAAACCCTGACTCACAAGGCTTGTCAGGTCTATTAAAACGTGCTAAGAAAGCGTAGGAGTATTAAATGGCAGAAATAGACAAAGGACTCCCGAACACTAGAAAACAAGAAGAGATTCCGTCAGATGCGGAATTACAAGAAGTAGCTGTTCAGGAACAAGCAGAACAAGATCCAAAAGGACCAATAGAAGTTATACCAGAAGAAGACGGTGGTGTAACACTAGACTATGAACCAGGTGCAGTAAACATACCTGGAACTGAAAATCATTTCGATAACTTAGCAGAACTTTTACCTGATGATGTATTAGAACCTATTGGTAGTGATATGGTTCAAAATTATATGGACTATAAAGCATCAAGAAAAGATTGGGAAGAATCTTACAAAACAGGTTTAGATCTTTTAGGATTTAAATATGAAAACAGAACAGAACCTTTTCAAGGTGCATCAGGTGCAACACACCCAGTGTTAGCAGAGGCTGTTACACAATTTCAAGCACAAGCGTATAAAGAATTATTACCAGCAGGTGGGCCCGTAAGAACGCAAGTTATAGGTGTTAAAAACCCACAAACAGAACAACAGGCAACGCGTGTAAAAGATTACATGAATTATTTAATTATGGATAAAATGCAAGAGTACGAAGCGGAGTTTGATTCTATGTTATTTCATTTACCACTCGCAGGTTCTACATTTAAAAAAGTTTATTACGATGTGCCAATGGGTAGAGTCGTATCAAAATTTGTACCAGCAGATGAATTAGTGGTGCCATATACAGCAACAAGTTTGGATGACGCGGAATCAATAATACACGTAATTAAAATATCAGAAAATGAATTACGTAAACAACAGGTAAATGGTTTTTATAGAGACGTAGATTTAGCACCTCCAGGAAATGTAGAACAAAACTCTGTTGAGAAAAAAGAAAAAGAATTAGACGGAACTAAAAAAGTTGGTAAGCAAGAAACCATGTACACTTTGTTAGAGTGTCATGTTAATTTAGACCTAGAAGGTTTTGAAGAGGTTGATGCTAGTAATGAACCAACAGGAATAAAATTGCCCTACATCGTAACTGTAGAAGAAGGCAGCCGATTAGTTCTCTCCATACGGAGAAACTATGCGCCCAATGATCTAAAGAAAAATAAGATCCAATATTTTGTCCATTTTAAATTTCTGCCAGGACTTGGATTTTATGGCTTTGGACTCATTCATATGATTGGCGGATTGAGTCGTACGGCAACGGCGGCTCTCCGTCAATTATTAGACGCAGGTACATTATCAAACTTACCAGCAGGATTTAAACAAAGAGGTGTTAGAGTTAGAGACGAAGCAGCTCCAATACAACCAGGTGAATTTAAAGATGTAGATGCACCAGGTGGTAATCTACGTGATGCATTTTTTCCACTACCATACAAAGAACCATCTCAAACATTATTAAATTTATTAGGCATTGTTGTACAAGCTGGACAAAGATTTGCAGCAATAGCTGATATGCAAGTAGGAGACGGTAACCAAGCAGCAGCTGTAGGAACTACAATTGCATTATTAGAGCGTGGTTCAAGAGTCATGAGCGCAATACACAAAAGATGTTATGCAGCAATGAAAGATGAATTTAAATTATTATCAAAAGTCGTGTCACAATATTTACCACCAGAATATCCATACGATGTTGTCGGTGGTGCAAGAAACGTAAAACAAGCTGACTTTGACGACAGAATAGATGTTATACCAGTTGCAGATCCAAATATATTTTCGATGTCACAAAGAATTACACTTGCACAAACACAATTACAAATAGCAACATCAAATCCACAACTACACAACATGTATCAAATATACAGAAACATGTACGAAGCGATTGGTGTTAAAAATGTTGATGCAGTTTTACCACCACCAGCGCCGACTGCACCGATGGACCCAAGTATGGAACACATAAATGCATTAGCAGGTAAACCTTTTCAAGCTTTTCCTGGTCAAGACCACAGAGCACACATCACAGCTCACTTAAATTTTATGTCAACTAACATTGTTAGAAATAACCCTGCAGTTATGGCAGCAATACAAAAAAATATACTTGAACACATATCAATTATGGCTCAAGAACAGGTGCAATTAGAGTTCAGAGAACAAATGCAACAGATGATGCAGATGCAACAACAGGCTGCGATGAATCCACAAGTACAAGCACAGCTACAAGCGTTGACAAATCAGATTGAAGCAAGAAAATCTGTGTTGATTGCAGAGATGACAGAAGAATATATGAAGGAAGAAAAGAAAATTACATCACAATTTGACAATGATCCTCTTCTAAAACTAAAATCACGTGAAGTTGACCTTCGTGCAATGGAAAATGAGCGTAAAAAAGACAACGATGAAGCTCAAATAGACCTTGCAAGAGCAAGATTAATGCAACAAGGTGAAATTGCAGAGGATAAAATGGAACAAAACGAAGATCTTT